AGATGTATCAACTGAAATTACTCTTTGGTGAGTAAAGTTATAATATGACTGTCCACTTGCAGTGAGAGTTACATAATCACCAACACCAAATGGAACTTGAGTTCCCTCTGGAACTGTAACAATCGTTGTAGTTCCTGTTGTAACACCAACAACTCTATTTGATGCTTTTGTCAAAGCAATTGTTGCAGGAGTATTTGCAGAAACATAATAATCAGCAGAAGTCGCAGAAGGAGTTGCTCCCACAGAAATAAATGCTGCACCGGTTGCAACAACTCTCAAAGTGTCTGATTGGACAGTAAATGCTGTTGATGTAGTGGCAGTTCCTGCAGTAAATGCAAAGGATGAACCTGCACCAACTGGTCTATGAGTCATTATTCTTATAATACATTTAATAGTTATTTATTAAATTAATAAATCTCCCTCCATTGAAGAGAAGCTGCGACGTTAGCAGTAGCATTACCTGTAGTAGTAATGGTTCTTACAACAAGCACATAAATTTCAGAGTTTGATGAGTCTATATTTTGAACAATAATGTTCTTCTTTGCCTGACTTAATGTTCCAGAAGCAACTGGCGAAAGTGAGTTTTGTGATGCACCAGAAGGAACATAACCCGATGCAAACTCATCACCATCACTATAAGATGTTGCATCAACACAAACTTCAACTCCACTATTAGCAGAAGCAGAATTCCAAGTTAAAGTTCCCGCATTACTCAAATATGCAGAACTTGGAAGTTTTATAACTCTATAAATGATACTATTTGTTTGACAATGTATTGAAAGATTATTTAACCTTACTGATATTCTATTTGGATAATTTTGAAAACTATTTTTGAGACGAATTGCAATCAGTGGAAGTTCTGTTCCTGCTGGTGTTGGTGTTGCTCTTGATGTAGTCATTGTATAAGCAAAGTCAATACCACTTTCTACATATCCACCTTCTGACATTACAGAAGAACAGATTTGATCAAAAGATGCTCCAATACCTACACCAGTATTTCGAAGTTCACAACGAACTGGTAGGTTTGGATTAGCGATATAAACAGTTGCTAAATTGTTAGAGTGGTAAAATTCGTGTGCTGTGATGAGTTGCCCATCGTGAGCAAACCCACAACGAACTCTACCAACACCTAACCACTGGAAATCTATAAACGCAAGTTGAGTTTTTGTAACATCCAAATCAAATCCAGATGTTCCTGTGCCATCACACTTATCTCTGTTCCATTGTGACTGTGGAATTCTGGTTTCTGATGCAATTCCACTTACAAAAGACCTAATTACCCAGTTGAGAGTTCCAATATCAGGATTTGCTCCATTTGAAGTGCTAAGTCCAACTTGTTCAAAATAAATTCCATCTCTATCATCAAAATATCCAGTTCTTTTAGTTGCATTTTGTTGAGGTGCATAAAAATTAAAAGAACTAAAAATTAACTGTCCTTTTCCTGGTTGATAATGATGATAAAACTTTGTTTGGTGAATACTAAATGCAGTAGATCCAATACCAGTTTGAAGTCTTGCTGCTGCCTGATTTTGTATAAATGATACTGTTGAACCTGCTCCAGAAACACTATCTAAAAAGTTTGGATCAATGGCATACAGGTGTTTATAGTCACCTAAAGTAAAAAGTTCAGAAACTCTATTTCTACCAAATGCATCAACAGCATTTGTATCTGGATTAATCGTTATGAGAGTTTCCGATGAAATTCCAACAGTTCCAGTAACTGGAAATGGATTTGTAGGACTAACTGCAGACGTGCCTATTCCTGTATTAACTACTACATCTGCTGGTTGGGGAAAAGGATTATATGACATTATACGATATACCAGTTATAACCGTTGTAAAAATAAGTAAAACTTTCGTGATTGATTTTCATTAAAACTGAAGAGTCATTTTCAACACTTGCGCCAATACCAGCACGAACTGTGATATTATATGTAGATATTTTATTACCCTCGTCTTTTATAATAATTTGTTTTCCTGCCGCAGGAGATATTGGCAAATCAATTGTGACTGGAACATCCGCACTCACTCCAATATAATCAACATCTCTTGTTGCCGAATAATAAGTTGTAACTCCAGTTATGAATACAATACTGGTAATACCAACTCCACCACCATCATCACCAACCCATTTGTTTATTGATGCATCATATTTAAGAAAATAATTATCTCTCTTTGCACTATCTCTATCAACATCATCAAGAAATTCTAAACGAACTTCACCACTTCCACCTAGAGTGGAAAGTTGTTGTTGAATTCTTGTTATGAATAAGTTGTAATGCTTTTGAAGATCATCAAGTGTTGCAAATTTTTGATCCAAAGGTGTAAGTGGATCATTTTGGACTTTTGTGTTTGAAGGTTCAGAAAGAAGTCCTAAAGATTTTTCTATAAGTGATGCATTTTTTTCATCTTTTTTTGGAGATTCTTCAGCACACCACTCATATAATGAATCTTTTTCTGTATTTTTTTCTACTATATTATCTACAATTCCTCGAACTTCGCCAATAACTTCTTCTACAATTTCTTGAACTTCTTCTATTGGTTGTTCTTTTACTTTATTAGAATATAACCAATTTTCAAATGCTTCTAAAGTCTTTTCTTCTTTCTTTTTTTTAATTTTATTTTTTTTCTTTAAAGTTGTTACTTCTTCAAAGATACTATTTAAATTTAATTCACCAACAATTGAGTTAAATTCTTCTTTTTTCTTTTTCTTCTCAGTGCTTACTGAAGAAAAGAAATCTGATAAATCTATTTTAACTCCAAAGTCATCCACTTATCACTCTTCCTCATCCACATACGTATCTTCATCTGCAACATCGAACATAGAATTTGCTATTGCTGGTCTAAAAGAATCGATTTTTTCTGCAGATTTTGCAAAAAGAAGCTCTTTAATCTTATCACTTACTTGTGACGGCGATTCGTCAGCAACAATCATATCCAGAAGATCATCCATTTTCTAATACCTTTAGTTAATCGTTTTTATTTATATCTCACCGCCCTTAGGAATTTCTGCAACTCTAGCATCTACTTCTGTTGCAGCACCTTGAGCATCAAGATTCGGTTCCATTATCGGTTTTCCCAAATCCATCTGCGCTGTTTCTGGACCTAAAGGCATTCCTGTTGTTGGATCTATGGCAATACTTGGATCTGGAATTACTCCATCTTTAATTTCTTTTTCTATAATTTTATCTTGTTCGATAATTTCTTCATCAGTTTGACGGAGAATTTTTCTTCTTATGTAATCTTGAGAAAAATACTTTCCAACATAAGGTTCTGCAACTTGAACCATATTCAATCTTTCATTCAAAAGTTCTGCATCTTTAAGTTCCGCAAAATGATTATCATAAAGAAAATCATACTGAATATGTTCATCCATTCTCTCCCAATCCTCTGGAGTAATGATATTCTTTAAAATCAATTGTGTCTTTAACATATCATTGAACATATAAGAAAATCTTTTTCTTAAACGTGCGACAAATTTACTGAATTTAACCTCATCACGAAGAATTTCTGATGAACGGCCAAGATTGAATCCACCTTCTCCATCCATTCTTGATGGTGGAACATTTAATGAACGATAAAGTTTCTTTTTAAAATATTCAATATCAGTAATTTCGCCTAAGTTTTGACCTCCAGGAAGAGTGGAAATTTCAGTGCCTCTACCACCTTCTCTCCTTGGAAGCCAAAAATCCTCTAGCATTGCCATAAACTTTTTATCATCACGAATCTCTCCAGTATTTGCGTCATAGACCATTTTATTTCTATAACGCATCATTACATCACGAAGATATTGCTCTGCTTTTACTTTTGGTAGATTTCCAACATCGATGTAAAAAATACGACGTTCTGGAGCACGAGATAGTCTGTAAATAACAAGACTATCTTCAATCATACGAAGTTGATTGAGAGACTTAATTGCTTTGTGTAGATAAGAAAGAGTTGAACCTTTATTCCTATCTACAAGTCCAGATGTGCAATAAGTGATGGAATCTTTTGAAAATTTAATCCCTCCAGTACCACCCATAGAAGACGGGTTGGTAGTTGGATATGTCATTTTGGGGTTGTAAATGTAATACTCTTCAATTTCTGGAAATTCATAAGACATTGGGTCATCAATATTTACATTTGCCAGTCTATAAATTTTCTTATCTTTTTCTGTTTGTTTTTGTTGGCGAACATAACGCATTTTCATTGCGTCTATGTAACGAAGTTCTTGAATGCCTTCGTGTGGATTTTTTAGGTCAATTACTTTGTGATAATATAATCTCCCGTCAACGTACCAGTTTCTATAAATTTCGTGCGATTTTCTATCAAAATCTAATAACTCTAAAATATATCTAAACTCATCCCTAATTTTTTTCTTTATTCCATCACTTGCATTTAAATTTGATAGTTCAATTGATACTGGACTATCATTAGTGTCACTTACAACTGCTTCATTAACAATGTCTTCAATAGCACTATCGCACTCCGGATGAAGTGCCATTTCTCTATATCTTTTAATTAAATCAAATTCTGTTCTATAAACACCTTCAATGTCTACATATGAACCAAAAAAACCACTAGTAAGATAAAAATCACTCCCGTCCTCATTATTAGGTGGAACGGGAGAGACTACACCGGGAGATATTGGTTCGTTATCTTCAATAGAAAATCCAAACAACTTTGCCATAATTTATTTTATTTTGATGCTTGATATATTTATTATATCAGTTCTCGCCTACGTATGGAGTCCAGTACTGGACTTGGAATTCTACAGTAAATTCTTCAATCGTATCTGCTGTATCATATGAAAGATCAATTGCAGAAATGTTAGTTGGGAAGATACTATAAAACTTGTATTGCTTGGCAACTTCTAGTCCAGCACCAACTGCAGCATTTCCACCAACAACACTTGGAAGTCTCTTTAATTGCTTGACTAGAACATCTCTCATATAATCGTTGGGAGAAGTTGAACCACTTCCATCGGCATATTGTCCAACAAATTGCATCCAAGCTTCCATTGCGGTTCTAATTTTAAAATCTTCATCATTGATAACGGTAATTGACCAAGTATCAAATGTACGATCACCTGCAACTTTGAAAGTTCTTCCTCTGAAAGGAACATCAATTGAAGCAATGTTTGATGCGGGCAAGTTTGCTGCTTTGCACAGAACAGAAAATTCTGTAGCATCAAATTCTGCACCACCTGGGAAGTCAGTTAAAACGACTTCAAATAAATTGGGACGGGCACCACCGCCCTTGAGTGCTGTTTTGAAATCTTGAATACTGTGTGCCATTTTTAGGTCCTCCTTGTTGTGTTTTTAATTAAATCAAACTGTACCAGCTACTTCTTCAAAAGATACGCCAGTGCGTGTAGCAACAAAAGTAAGAGTTACATAATTAATGGACTTAGCAGGTTTCAGATAAATGTCTGCTCTAAACTCATTATTATCAATCACATCAGGAGTGTTATTTGATGTATCACAGACGACTAAGAACCCATAAAGTCCTCTCTTTGCCTGAACATCACGGAGGTAAGGTTCAACAATATTCTTAAAGTTTGCTCTTGTGAGTTCATCATTCAATTCAAAGAGTTGTGCCTGAGCAGCTCTTTGAAGTGCCTGTTCAATTGTAAGGAAAAGACGACGAACATTGATCCTATCAAATGCCGAAGCATATGTGAGAGCAGTCTTATCACCAAAAAGGAGAGTTCCAATTCCAGGTTGAGTTACAATTGAATTGATTCTTAGTGGATAAAGTTGATCTCTCTGTTCTTTATTTGGATTGTAAGCAAGTTTAATTGCATTATTCAAAATTCCACGTTGTTGACCAGCTGGCGAGAACCAAGGATAAGAAATAATATTTGTTCTTGTCATTAAACCAGCAATGTCGGCATTACAAGGAATATAAACAAACTTATTATTAAATCTATCATAAGTGTACTTATATCCACTATCAAACACTGCGTATGATGAAGAAGAAAGTGGGCTGAAGTACTTGATTAAGTTATTGGTTTGAGTTGTGGTATTTGTAATTCCTATTAAATTTGCTCTGTGTGGACCAATACAAGCAATACAATCTTGTCTATTCCCTGCTGTAGAGATGAGATAATTTGCCTTTGCTTGAGAATCTGATTCAGAATCTAAACCAGGACCCATAATTAAATAATCTGCTTGTATTTCATCTTTATTGGAGAATAAACCATAAGAAGTAATCAAATCTCCCAAAGTTGCCTTCATTCCACCAGCAGCAGAATAATCAACACCACCACCTAGAGTATAAGATTTGTTGCCAATTGCACTAAAGGTTATGTCCTGAGCATTTTGTCCCCACAAACCTTGAGATGTTGTGTATGTGGTAAATGATGTAGAGAATCCAGTCGCTCTTGGTGCAGTGTTCCAATATGAATCGGAGGCACTAGATGGATTATTTCCTGCATAAATTTGAGCAGAAAAATCTGCCAAATATTGCTTGTACCAAATTTTTTGTGGAGAATTAACAGCGGAAATAGAATCAAGTGCTTTTGAAAGTCCAAGGTGCTTTTCAATGATTGTGCCTTGATTTCCTGTTATAGTTCCGAGATCATCAACAACTGCAATATGAAGTCCATCATTTTTACCATTTCTATCCAGAGAATATCTATTAGAAGTTGGTTTTGGTGCAATTGATTTCCAGTAAACCGTTGAATTTGTTAATCCAAGGGTTTGATTGTCATACCAATCTGAAACAGATGCAACAGTTGCTGATCCTGATTGACTTCCAGAATTATTAATAAATCTAATTGTATTTGCCACAGCAAATGCGGCAATAGTAGAACCCTCTGCATAATCAATTTTTGTTTCAGTTCCTGCACTTGAAACTCTCGAAACAATTTTCACATCAATTGTACTATTTGAGTTTGTGGAATCTGTCGTTACTCCAGTAATAATGCCTTTGAGATATCCATTGAATAAAGAAGTGCTTCCAGACCCTGCAATTACTTGATTGGTAAGAGTAACGGTGACTCCGTAACCAACAGTCGCTCCAAGAGCAACAAGACTAGTAGTAGTAATACCTAAAGTCTGATCTGCTAAATCGTCAATAAAACAAACTTTGAGACCATTTCCCCAAGAACCTGGGTTTTTCGCTCCATATGTATAGTTTGTACCATCTGAATGATTATTTGTATAATCGTCGTAGTTATCAATCTTTAAGCTAGTTGTAGAAGCAATTCCTACTCCAGCATTGGCATTGTTTAGAGTTGATCCGCTTGTTCTTACAACTTTTAAAACTCCACCATATGAAAGATATGATGAAGCACTCATCCAGTACTCATACTGAGCATCTGTTGAGATTGGCTTACCAAATACATTAATTAAGTCTTGCTCAGTTGTAATATCAATTGGATAATCTACTGGTCCAATTGGAAAAGGTCCTGCAATTGCACCAATATTATCTAAAACATTATCAGCTCTTCCTACCGTTAAATCAACCTCCCTGACTAATACTCCAGGAGATAATTGAGGAGTCGCCATGTTTTTCTCCGTTAAATCTCAGTTTATCTAAAAAATATTTATTAAAAATATACTTTACACACGGGAAATATGTAGTGAACAATTCACCAGTCAGGGTATTCCCATTTAAAGGTTATTTCTTTATTTTTTCTTGAATTTTTTATTCTGTTTATCGTGCATTCTTTACATTCGTAAGAATATGATGAAGTCACATATCCTTTATCTTTACGAGTTTGATAAAATCCGTCTATTAAATTTTTTACTTCTTGACACACTCTACATTTTCTATCTACAAGTAATAAGTGTCCCAGTTTTATTTGCTTATCTAATTCCATTAGGATAAGTATTCCCACATATAGGAACGATCTCCATATTCATCCAAAAACCATCTATCACCATCTTGATCTACAAAACTATTTTCGTCAAGACCGTCAGAAACAAATCCAAAAGGTGACATATCTTGTTCAATTTGATTTTTTTGTTCTTCATATAATCTTTTTCTAACATCTTGGTCGGTAAGTTCTTTAAAATAATCTTGTGCAACTAACCAAGCATATATTACAAGACACATTGCAAGATCGTCATTACATCCTTCCTCTGCTTCAAATGAATTATGTTTTTGAATAAATGTAGTAAGTTCTGATATTATTTCATAGTCATTTAGATATAATTTATCTTCCTCTATCATTGTTTTAAGATTGAGACATCCAACTTTTTTGACTGTCTTGGACATTTTTACTCCAAGTTGAGTTTTCTTTCCGGAAAATCCTTGACCAACAATTTGTCCTGCTCTCCCTCTCATAGAACACATAAGAAGATTTTTATATTCCAAATCATACTGGAGAATGCTGGCTACTTGATCTCCAACATCATTGACTTCACATAAAACATATGCTTCATTATAACTTTTTCCAAGTTCTTCTATTATACTTGGAAAAAGCATTGGTTTAATCTCATTATTTCTATATTTTGCAACAACTTTATGTGGAAATTGTGTAATATCAATTACCGTGAAAGCGGAATAATCATTTCCTACACCTCTAGCAACGTCTACAGTAATGAGATAATCATGTTCTTCTGCTGGATCCTCATAAACATCCAAACCAGCACTACGGGTCTTAGGGTGATCATAAACTAAATTTCTAAGCTTGGATGGTGCAATCAAAGTATCAACTGAACCTAAAAATTCGCATTCAAATTCAACCTTAAATTGTTGCTCAGAAGTGTTTGCAATTGTTTGCTTTTTCCATTCCTCATCACGACCAGGAACTTCACTCCAATGAACATCGGTGAAAATATATTCATTTTTACCTTTTTCTGCATCATGCCACATACGGTAGAAATGGTTCATACCGTGTGGTGTAGAAACTATAATAACTTTAGTTTGTTTACCTGAAGTAATTGTAGGATAAACGGAGGCAAAGAAAGAATCTGCAATGTGATTCGGAACGAACGCAAATTCATCCAAAAAGAGAATATTGAAAGACATACCACGAACTGCAGAAGCAGAAGTAGAAGCAGCCAAGATCTTACTTCCATTCTCCAATTCCAATGAACCTTTGTTCCAAGATATGATTCCCTGTTGCATCCATTTTGGAAGATTCTCATATGCTGTTTGCAAACGATCTAAAAGTTCTCTTGCGGTTGCAGCTTTGTTTGCAAGAATACCAATATTTACGTTATCATTAAACACTGCATAATGTAAAAGAAATGATACCACAGTTGTAGACTTACCAGTCTGACGAGGCATCTTGCATATATTAAATCTATTCTTATGAAAGTTATTAATTAACTTTTCTTGGAAATGATATGGCTTAAAAGTTTGTAATCCATGATCAAGA